GGGCGTCGTCGAAGTTGAGGAGGGAGGTAGTCACATTTGACATAGTAGCCGATTTTGGTATAGTTTATCAAGATGGGACAGGCAGCCCGGCGAATCTGTCGGGGGTCCCTGCGAGAGTGGTTCAGTAACTGAACGAACGGAGCAACTCATGACAGCGCTCAGCGCAGAGCAGTACGCAACCCTCATGCGGCCGCTCAACCCGACCCGGGTGGCGAAGCGGACCCAGGGCGGCAAGCAACTCTCCTACCTGGAAGCCTACGACGTCCGGGCCCACCTGATCCGGCTGTTCGGCTTCCTCGGCTTCGACGCCGAAATGCTGGAGTACCAGCACGTCGCCACCCGCGAGTACCAGACACCGGGCAGGGACGGCGCTCCGCCGAAGGACATGGTGGAGGTCATCTACTCCGCCACGATGCGCCTCGTCATCAAGTCCGACATGATGCCCGTCGCCTCCTACGTCGAGGGTGCGGTCGGCTCCGCCTCAGGCCCGGCGAACATGCTCGGCGAGCACCACGACAACGCGCTCAAGACAGCGGTGTCCGACGCGCTCAAGCGGTGTGCGATCAACCTCGGCACCCAGTTCGGGCTGGGACTATACGACAACGGCTCCACCAGGGAGGTCATCAAGAGGACGCTGGTGACCCCGCCCGGAGTCGAGAAGCCGGAGCCCACGACCGAGCAGGTGCAGATGCTGGAGAAGTCGCTCGGTGCGACGGTCGTCAGTTCAGAGCCTGAACCACAGGAGACCTCGGCATGAGGATCGACGCCACCCGTCAGGTTGACCATCGGCTCATCGTCGACCTGGACCCCGACGAGTTCTACGACGAGACGGTCGCCTCTGGATGGCGGTCAGCGTACGACGGCCAGCCGTTCCAGGTCCGGGAGATTCGGTGGCCCGCCCGGTACGACGACGACATGCTGACCGACGACTCCTACGTCACTCTCATGGGGCCGATCTACCGCAAGGATGGCTCCGTTGGGCAGCGACTGGGTGGCAAGGAGGCGAAGGTGCGCGATCTTCCGGAGTTGATCCGATCAGAGACGCTTGCGGCGTTCAAGAGAATCTATGCACCGTGAACGGTTCAAGCCCTGAACAGCCGGTGCTGCTCTACAGCATCGAGATTCTCATTCTCCTGGACCACACCACCGGGACCCCCAAGGTGGAGTCCACAGTCACGATCGAGGACCCAGCGGCCGAACAGATGGTGCTCAACACCGCACCGTCCGTCCTGCGCCGCGTAGCAGAAAGGATCGAAAGGCATGGAGGCGACGACATTGTCCGCACCAGATGAGCGGCCGTCCCTGGATGAGGCGCAACTCACCCTCCCCTACCCCGAGCCAGGGGGCGAGACCTTCACCGCAGGGTGGTCGGGCAGCGAAACCAGCCACGAGCGCGCCTTGGGCGAGGCCTCCGACGGGACGATGCGGAAGCGTCTCCAGGAGGTCTACGGCAACGTCTACGCGATGGGTCCTCACGGCCTCACCGTGAGCGAACTGCGGACCATCACCGGGCTGCACCACGGACAGGCGTCCAGCGCGCTGTCGGTCCTGCACATGCAGGGGGTACTGGCCCGGCTCAAGGAGCGCCGTGACCGGTGCGAGGTCTACGTCGCCCGAGACATGGTGAACGGCCGCGAGGAGTCCCCGCACCGCAGGAACAAGCCGAAGGTGCTGAGCCTCCGACCAGGCGAGGAGTTGGAGACCGTCTCCGACGACGGAACGGTCACCCGGTGGCGGGTCGGCTCGAGCGGATGGGTGCTCAGGGTCGATGGCTGAGAAGTTGACCGTCTACCAGCCGGGGGAACGGCTCGCCACGATCTCTGACGACGGCCTGGCCCGGGTGTGGCGGGTCCTGGACAACGGGCTGCTGGTCCGCTCGGACCTGTGGGTCGGCGACGAGGAGGAACTCGATGGGCGACGGTGACCCCTGGCTGGGGACGGTCGACACATCCGGGCCGGAGGTCGACGAGGTCGCCAGCCTGAGCCCGGAGCAGGACGCCCGGGTGTCCGCGCTCTACCACGCGAGAGGGGTGCTGTCCCCCAGCGGCGGCATCCTCTCCACGAACGACCTGCTGCGCCTCGCGAACTACATCCTGACCGGAGAGTGACGTGACCCTGTCTACACACCCCGAGAAGGTGCTGGAACTGAGCCGCAAGGAGGCTCTCCGGATGGCCGCGCTGCTCGCCTGGGCAGCGCTGCACAAGCCGAACATCGCTATCCAACTGCTGAGCCGAGAGGAGAACGCCGATGCGTTCAGAGACTGAACTGGCAGCGGTCGAGCAGCGGCTCGCCAAGGACCTGTACGCGGCGGTCCAGCACGCGACCAACTTCTCCGTCCGCTCCATGCAGAGCAAGGAGTTCAAGGTCGGGATCAGCGACCTGGGCTACTGCTCGGAGCGGACCCGGCGGATGCTGGACCAGCAGGTGCCCGAGGACACCGACATGCTGGCCGCGTTCATCGGCACCGCGCTGGGCGACCACATCGAGCAGGCGGCGATGGTGCGCTGGCCCAACGCGATCCGGCAGGCCACGGTCACCCTGACCCTCGAAGGGGACCAGCGGTCCTACGAGGTGAGCGGCCATCCCGACCTGATCCTCCCCGACGAGGGCATGCTCGTGGACTTCAAGACGAAGTTCGGCCTCGACGTGGTGCGGAAGACCGGGCCCAGCCAGCAGCAGCAGTTCCAGCGGCACTGCTACGCGAAGGGCGCGTGGGAGGCCGGGTTCTTCGGGGACCTGCCCCTTGAGGACGTGCTCGTCGCGAACGCCTGGATGGACCGGTCGGGCCGCGAGAAGGAGTTCCACGTCCACGTCGAGCCGTTCGACCAGGGCATGGTGGATGCGGCGGCGCAGTGGCTGGACGACGTGGTCTACGCCTTCCTCCACCAGGAGGAGGCACGGAAGGAGCCACCCCGCGAGGTGTGCGCCGCGACGTGCGGGTTCTACGGCGTGTGCCGCGCCTACGACACCGATGTGGAGGGGCTGATCCGGGACCCGGACATGCTGGCGGCGGTGGACCTGTACCGGCAGGGCACGAGGATGATGAGCGACGGGAAGTCCCTCCAGTCCCAGGCCAAGCAGGTGCTCAAGGGTGTCGAGGGCTCGACCGGCGAGTTCACCGTCCGCTGGACCCACGTCAACGAGACGGTGATCCCCGAGCAGACCCGTGCCGGGTACGAGAAACTGGAGGTCCGGCCGATCCCGAGGAGCCGCAGATGAGGGTCCTCGTCACAGGAAGCCGGGACTGGAGCGACCGGACGGCGATCTACCGAGCCCTGTATGAGCACTGCCAGTCCAAGTGGGAGATGGGCTACGACGGCGACGGCCATCCCGTCGACTACCTCCCGCCCACGGACTTCGTGCTCGTGCATGGCGCGTGCCCCACCGGAGCGGACGCGATAGCGGACGGCTGGGGCATCATCCAGTGGGTCACCGTCGAGCGCCATCCGGCGAAGTGGGACAAGTACGGGAAGCGGGCGGGCTTCCTGCGGAACGCCGAAATGGTAGCGATGGGTGCAGACCTATGTCTCGCGTTCATCAAGGACAACAGCAGGGGTGCCACGATGTGTGCGAACCTGGCCGAGAGTGTCGGTATCCCGACGATCCGCTACACCGAGTGAGGAGCCGGAAGTGATCGACGTGGACGTGATGCCGGAGCACCAGCCCTGCCCGGAGTGCCGGGCGGGGAAGTGCCGCAACTGCGACGGCCTGACCTGGGACTTCCGGATCGACGACTACACAGCGTGCCCCTGCTACTCCGCCGGACACTCGTGAAGCCATGTGGGACCGACGGGCCGTGCTCATCCGGGTGAAGGACGGTGACACCTTCGTCACCGTCCTCGACCAGGGGTTCCGGGACGCGAAGGAGATAGACGTCCGGCTCTACGGGGTCTACTGCCCCGAGCGCGGAGAGGACGGCTACGTCGAGTGCCGCGAGTTCACCCAGCGGTGGTTCGACAGCGAGGTAGCCCGCTCCGGAGCGAAGTGGCCGTTCGTCGTCACCACCCACCGGATGAAGGTGGCCGACCGGGAGCAGACCACGCTGGAGCGGTACGTCGCCACCGTCACCTCCCTCGACGGCTCGCGGAACCTCAACCTCGAACTTCAGGACTTCGTCATCCAGCGCGGCTACGGGCAGGGGAGCACATGAACAAGGCCGGTCACGTCGTCTCCTACTTCCGGGAGAGCCAGTTCGCCTTCCACGCCACCTGCAAGTGCGGGTTCCGCACCAAGGCCTACCCGACCTTGCAGGGGGCCGAGGACGAGGTCCACAGCCACGAGCAGACGGTGGAGCGGGCCAGGGCGATGCTCGCCAGGCGGGCCACCACGCTCAAGACCGAGTACCGGTACTACGCGGCGATGGCCGAGAACCCGAACATCAGCGCCAAGGACCGGGAACAGTGGCGCAGGCTGGCCGAGGGCCTGGCCCCGAGGGTCACCGGTCAGCCGGTCGAGGACGTCGCTCTGCCCGGGATGGAGGACCTGGAGCGTTCAGTACCTGAACGGCGGCAGGGCGACCGCACCTAGTTCACCAGGACCCCTCGGGTCCGCCGTGCTCCAGCCGCTCCTCCCCCCGGTGGCGCGGGAACGACAGGTCCCCGACGGTGAAGTGGTCTCGGCGGCGGTGCCCCCGGCGGTGCCACTCCCAGATGCTGTAGACCATCACCACGTTCATCATGAGTGAGACGATCAGCGCGCCCAGGTGCCGGTAACTCACCGGCAGGTGCTGGCCCATCTGCTCCAGGTGCGACCAGGCCAGTTGCACCCCGAACGCGAGGAAGACGATGTAGCGCAGCCGCTGTCCCCAACTGATGCAGCAGGCCGCCTGCAACATGTGGGTGACGAGCAGCACCACACCGAGGATCGAGAGCACCCCCACCGTGATGAACAGCGGGTTGGTGTGTTCGGCCGGGAACCATCGGACCATGGCTCACTCCACCGTGCAGGTCCCTCGCGGATAGGGAGGGATCGGGTTCCTTTGGCGGTCGCCCTGGATGTCGTCGACCATGCGCTCGTACAGGTCGGCGATCTCCAGCAGGCGGGCGACCCGCTCCTCCTCGGTCGGCGGTCGCTGCCTGATGTACCTGGCGAACTCGACGATCATGAACTCCGTGGCGCTGGACTCGCGCTCCTGGAGGTCGGCTCGAGCCTGGAGCGCCGAGGACAGTTCGGCGAAGTTGCGGGCTATGCAGTTCTGGGTCTCGACCCGCTGACGCTGGAAGTAGAGCGCCTGGAGCACCGAGAAGATCGCAAGCAGGATCACGATGATCCCCAGGATGTGCTGCCTGCGCCGCAACTTCTCAGGGCTGGTCATCATCGGCGCACACCTTCCGCTTGATCTGCTCGACGTCTCGCTCCATGTGCTCCACGTTCCGTTCGAGGCGGCCGAGCAGGTAGCCGATCATCAGCCCGGCGATCGACCACAGCGCGCTGTTGATGATGTAGGACCACTCGATCACTGCGACGCACCGCCGTTCGACTGTTGCGCGGGCGGCTTCGGTACCGCAGGCGGCTCCTGTGGGTAACGCTGGCCCAGCGCGAACAGCGTCCCGACGATCGCCATGAAGATCGCGTTGATGGACTCGCTGGGCTTGTAGTCCTGGACGAACAGACCCGCGAGGAAGTTCGCCGCCCAGACGGTCGTGACCACCGCGATGATGACGTTCCGCAGGCGCTCACTGACCATAGGCCCTAGTCTCTCAGTAGAGAAGCGCCCTCACTGTTCCCGTCGCGGTGAAGCCTGCCAGTGCCGTCCCGTCGAGCATGTTGAAGGCGCGTCCGATGATGGTGGAGGTGGGGTCGTCGGCCCGAACCACCGCCTTCCAGGCCGTGGTGCCGGTCTCCTGGAAGTTCACCGTGAGCACTCCGGCGAAGCCGCCGATGTCGGTGGCCGACAGGATCGTGAAGTCACCGCTCGCGTCGGTGACCACGCTGATCTGGTCGACCCAGTCCCAGACTCGCCCACCAGCGTAGGGTCCGGACAACTCCAGCAGCGAGCCTGGCTGGACGGCCAGGCTGATCCCGTTGTCGATGGGCAGCCAGGTGGTGCCGTCGTAGAAGTCCAGTCGCCCAGGGTCGGAGTCGAGGACCGAGATGGTTCCCAGCCGTGGGGCCGGGGAGGCGGCGGCCCTGGCCGTGGCGTCGGCGAACACCCGGACCATCTGGTTGATCGCGTCGTTGGTGAGCCCCACGCCGTCGGCGGAGACCTGGATGTAGCGGGCCGCGTGCGGCCGGACCGCGAGCGGCGCACCGGTCGAGCCGTCGCCGTTGAGCGAGGTGTCGGTGACCACTCCGCCGGGCGTGGCGGTGGTCGGTGGCTGGGGAATCCAGGCTCCCTCGGCGTCGCTCCAGCCGAGCACCTGGCCGTTGGTCGGCGGGACGTCTCCCACGTCGGGGAGGTCGCTCAACTGTGCGCCGGGAGAATAGTAGACCTCGATGGCCCAGGGACTGTCGAGCGTGCCCGCTCCGGTGATGCCGACCGTGAACGTGTCCCCGGCGACCGGGTTGAGCGCGAGGTCGCCAGCGACGACGAAGGGGTCCTGCGACGTCCCGGAGCCGGTAACGCTGACGTGGTTCCCCTCGACTATCTTGCAGGCGCAGGTTCCGGTGCTCCCGCAGCAGCGTGCCATTCGCCCTCCTACACCTTGATGATGAAGTTCACGGTCTGGAACGGCGGCAGGTTGTCGAGCGCCGTGGGAGTCGCCGAGCCGGTGTTGCCGGTGTTCGCCGCACTCGAGCCTCCGGAGTTGCCGGTGAAGTTCGGCAGGTCGACGGTGTGGGTGTGGGCTCCCTCGTTGGTGACGCTGGAGTTGCTGGAGGTCTGGTTCGTCGCGGAGCCCCGGGCCAGAGCGCCGTTGGTGCCGGTGCCGGTGCCGTCCGACCGGAGGACGGCGTGGTCGTGGTTGCCGTTGGACGACGTGGTGACCGCGCCGTGGTCGTGCGCGATGGAGTGCGTGTGCGCCATCGAGTGGTTGTGCGACGGCAGGTGCTCGGTGCCGAGCGTGTTGCTCTCCGTGCCTCCAGTGGTGCCGCGAGCGCGCTCGGCGTCCGCGCCCAGCGGAACCCGGGTCCTCAGGTCGGGGAGCCGGAACGTGGTGACCCCGTCGCCAGCGCCGTACGCCGTACCGATCACCGCGAACAGGCCAGCGAACTCCGACCTGCTGACGGTGGCCCCGTCGCACATCAGCCAGCCCGACGGCGCGGACTGGCCTCCGTAGGCGATGATCTCTCCGGTCAGCCGCGCTACGCCGCCGCCACCTCCACCGCCACCACCGGTCTCTGGCGCGGTGTTGGTGACGACGTAGGGGTTCGACCGGGTTCCGGTGCCGGTGACGCTGATCCCGTCACCCTGCATGATGTGGCAGGAGCACTGGTCCGAGGCACAGCCGCACCTACCCACCACACGCCTCCTCCGGTCGTCCTGGCTCCGGCGTGCTGTTCAGAGACTGAACAACCGCTGGCCGTCCTGCACCCTCAGCGTACGGCACGTCACCCCTCCTCGATCGCTCGCCGCAGTTGGAGCACCGCACGAGCCAGCGTCCGTACCGCCGTGGTCAACTGCTGCGTAGTCATGGTGGTGCTCGCACCGGCCGCCTCCCGCACCGCTGCGTCAACCGTGTCGAGCGTGGCGAAGCCCTGCTCCTGCTCCGGGGTGAAGTGCAGCCGCCGCCTCAGCGCACGCATCTGCGCATCGGTGAGATCGCCACTGAACCGCAGCACCCGGTCGCCGTTCTCGGTCTCGACGAGCCCTTCGTACGGAGGCAGATCGAGGCCGTTGAGCAGGTTCGGGTCGCTCAGGTTCCGCCGAATCGCCCGCTGGGGCATGTAGTCCACGTCGCCTCCTAGGTCTTGATGATGAAGTTGAGGTACAGCCGTGGGTGCTTCTTGTTGCCGTAGACGGTGCCGTTGACCTCGCCCGTCGTGCCGCCGTGGCTGTGGTCGGTCGGGCCGGTGAGGCGGTTGGACGTACCGGTGGCAGCGGTGTTCGTCTGCAACGTCATCGCCTGAGACGGGATGGTGTGCGTGTGCGTGTGGTCGTGACCCGCCTCGCGGTTGTCGTGCGTCGACCCCTCGTTTCCGCCCAGCACCGCCCCGGTGGCCGTGCCAGCGCCGATCGGGAACCGGCTCCGCATGTCCGGGACGTTGAAGGTGGTCGACCCGTCTCCCACACCGAAGGTCGTCCCGATGGCGGTGAACAGCGCCGAGTACGTGGTCCTCGACACCGCCGCTCCGTCGCAGAACAGGTAGCCGCTGGGCGCGGCGGTCCCGCCGTACATGAGGATCGAGCCGACCGGG